CTGTACCGTTCATAGCGTTAAGCTTAGTTGTTATACCACCAACCTTTTTTGCCATGTCTTCAAAAGATATTCCAGTTTTAGTAGCAATCTTAAATATCTTAGTTGCGGCACCACTAGATACACCCATATTTCTAGTAAGTCTACCGAAAGTTGCTACTTGTTCGCTAGTGAAACCTAATGATGTACCTAATGCAGAGTTCATCTGACCTATATAGCCAGATGCTTCTGCTAGAGGAATTCCCATTTTAGCAGCTGCTCCGCTTGCTGCTTGCATTGCAATTTTAGCATCAATAAGACCTCCTCCTATTCCTTGCTTAACTATTTTAAATGCTTCGGAAGATGTTTTTGCACCATCAAATGCCATTTTTGCAAAAGAAGTTGCTGCTGCTATAGTAAGTGCTTTAATAGTCCCGGTTAGTGCCTTATACCTCGCTCCTGCTTTACTAGTACCCTGTGCTACAGCATCTTCAAACATTTTTTGAGCATCAGCTAATTCACCAAATACGGTTTGAAATAATTGACCAAACACAGGTATCATACCTCCTATTTTTTGACCAAATTCTGAGAAAGACTTAAGTACGCTACCTCCTGCTTTTTCTATTTTTTGCATTTCGCCATGAAGTTCCTTTGCTTTACCTATTTGCTTTTCTTGGGCGGCATTGATTTCTTCAGCGCTTCTTTTTTGACCTTCTAGAGCAGATGTTTCTGCTTGTGATTCTTTTACTAAATCTTGTTTTTTATTTATTAGCTTTTGTGCTGCTGTTTCTTTGGTTTTGGCGTCTGCAGTTAATTTTTTTGCTAAATCATAGTTTTCTTTAGATTTAGCCATCATACTACTATGTGCTTTTTCTGCGTTTGCTATTTCATCTTTTTTACCAGATGCTATAGCTTTTTGAAGCATTTTATCAGCATCAATCTCTAGCTGGGTTGCTTTGGCTTTATGCTTGGAAATTCTCTCTTCAAATTCTAGTTGTTCATCTCTAGATTTTTTCCTAAGGATATCGGCTACTTTTTCTAATGCTAAATCTTCTTTTTTTCTTTCTTTTATTTCCTTACTAAGGTTTTCAATAACCGTTGCAGTTCCTGCTTGTTCTTTTTCTGCTGCTAGAAGTTGAGTAGCGAATTTTTTTCTTTCTTTAGAAGACTTTAAAGTAGAGACTGTTATCTCAGACATAGATTTAGTAAGTACCTTCACCTTACTGGTATCTACTCCGATATTCTTATTAGCACCTGCTAGATTAGAAAGTTCTTTGAATTCCTTAGATAACGCATTTATTTCCTGCCCTGCTTTTTCTGCAGCAGTTCTTATATCATCTAGTTGTTTTTTACGTGCGTCACCACCGGATAGATCTCCCTGTATGTTTATTTCATCAGCCATTTGCTGTATTCTTTTTTATAAATAGTAAAGGCCTCTATTATTTAGAAGCCTTTGTACTATACGATGGAGAAATATTTGGACCTTTAGGAATATCGTTACTAGAGGTCTGTCCTGTGTTATTTACTTCGTTTTGTTCTTTGTGAAATTCATTAATTGCACCAAAGGTAAACTTACGTAACCATATCGGCATATTATACACGGTGCCCCAATCATAGCCGCCTTTACCATGAAACACTATTTCGTGTATTTGCCGGAATAAACCGCTTCTATACTCAGCAGCTTGTTTAAGCGTCAGGCCAAAAAAAGTTGATAGTTACCGGAACGTCGATGTCCTCCCCAACACCTTGATCGTTCACATGGTATACACTAAATTCAACATCTGGCTGTACTCTTGAATATTCCTCTCTTAATGCTCTTGCATCAGCCGCTAATAATCCCTGGTCTACAAATTGTCTGATAGTTGATTGCTCTCTATCTCCGTTAATTGAGGTGATAAGGTGTTTCATTCTTGTAGTAACCCCTGTCTCATTGTCTCTGCTAATCTTTTTAAGACCTTCTATCTCTCTATCTATTTTCTTGTCATCTCCGTGGTTGAGAAGCTTAAATGTCACTTCATTACCGCTTTTAGGGAGACTAAAAACAAACTCTCCTGCTTCATTAGGTTTAACGCTAGCGTCAAATTCTTTTTCTTTAATTTCAGATAAATCGACAGTAATCTGCTCTCCTTTATACTCAATATCGTAATCTTTACCGTAAGATAAGATACGTGCTGCAACCATAATTGCATTCTTATCCCCGATTAATAAATCGTTATAAGGAAAATCAGTAACAATAAGAGATTGAAGTAATTTGTCAATTACTATTCCTTTAGTTATATAATTCTGGTTAGTTAGGATATCTTCTTCTTTGGCAGTCATATATTTCATTTCGACTTTGCCTTCTTTAAGTGGATGTCCTTCAGGGTAATAGTGCCCTTTCGATGGTAGGTCTACCGTTTCGGTAGGAATTTTAAATTTTGGTTCCATAAATTTTATTAATTGTAAACTAGTTTATATATAAATATACGAAGAAATACTTTTGGAACCAACTTCTAAACAAAAAAAAAGCCTGCTAATGCAGGCTCTTCTATAAATAAATGTATTGTATCCTAGTAATTTAAGATGCAGTAATCCATGTTGATTGAGATTGCTAAATCAACAACTGCGTCTGATGACCAATCATACTGGCCGAAGTCTCCGTTTGTTACGAATGCTCCTTTGATTATCCACTCTCCGATTACGTCACCTACTGGTCCTAATACGTTAAGTGTTAAATCTTTCTTATAGAAGTCAGAATATCCTGCTCTACCGGTTACTGATTCGTACCCTAGTCTTGCCCATTCCATAACAGCTTGTGCTCCACTTGGAGTGATCGGATCGTAAAGTGTCATAGACATCTCTGCCCATTCTCTTTTACCTCTAATTTTTCTGTATGAATTGATATGGTCAAGCTTTACTACATTATCTGTAAAAGTAGGAGCTTTGACGTTTTTTATCATGAATGATGGGATCGCATCAATATACATGATAAATCTGTTTTGTACTTTCGGTTCGAAAGCTCTGAACATTATTTCGTTAGGATCTAATACTGCCATTTTATTTGTTGTTTAAATATAAATATCTTATTTTAAAATTATTCTCCCAATGTAGCTCCAGTTGGTTGGATTACGAAGTCTAAAGTAATGAATTCTGCTGTTTTAGCTGGTTGGATAAAGATTTGACCTACTAATTGGTTTCTATCAATAACGTCTGCTGTGTTGTTAGAATCATCCATTATTACTCGGAATGCATAAAGACCTTGTCTTTCAACTACTGATTGTAAATATGGGTTAACGTTTGCTAAGAAAGTGTTTCTAGTTGCAATAGTATTTTGTTCGAATACTAATGACTTAGCTTGATCTCCTAAGAACTTCTTAAGTGCGATCAATAATCTTCTTACGTTTACACGATCAAGAGCTGATTTCTTCTTCTGTAATGTCTTCTGACCGAATACTGAAATACCAGATCCTGGGAATGTAGCTATTGGGTTAACGTTTGCAGCATAAAGAGTATCTCTATGAGCTCTAGTTAATTTTCTTTCTGCTTGGATAACGTTAGGAATACCTCCTCTAGTTAAACCTGCTGGTGCAAACCATGGTGCTGCTGCGCTATCTGTGAAGGCATATACACCTGGTATTACTACTGATGCTGGAGCGAATTCTAATTTACCTGTTGAACTACCAACTTGTACCCAAGGCCAGTAAGATGCTGCATAAGAGTTATTTACTACTGCTGCATGTCCTGCTGCTTGTGCTACTGTTGTTCCATATGGTGATAAATCTACTACTGCGATAGCATCTCCTCTGTCTTGTGCTAGAGAAATCATAGAATCTAATTGAGTCTTGTGCTCACCGTAGCTGTAGATAAGACCTGGTGCAGATATAATATTGAATAAGTATTCGTCTTGGTTAGTTAGTAAGCTGAATGCAGATTCATAATTTTCAGCTACTAAACCTTGTGTGTTTGTTGCTGAAATATCTTCGAAATGTAAATTTACTTCATCATGCTGATAGTTAGTACCTGTTGCGCCGTGGAATGAACCAGAACTAGCAGCTGGTAAAGAACCTGTGTAAGATGCTTCTCTAATATTGATACCGTCGTTTGCTAAGTAATTAATAGTTCTTCTATCAACACTTGCTACTCTTACGTAACGTGATCTGTTAACGTAACGACCGTTAGTACTTAAGAATGCGCCATCTCCGTCGTCTCCAATACTCTTGTACTGATCACCAATAACGCTAGCAATATACCCTTCACTGTTAGGGTCTAAACTTAAATCGTTAAAAGATTCTAATATAGTTTTTGATTTTGTGCTGTCATCACCTCTTCTGATAATTAAAGAGAATGTTCCTGTTGCTTGGTCAACATTTTGGATTTCCCATCTAATGTTATCATCGGAACCTAACTTTAATGAACCATCGCTATTTTCTGCTCCTGGGTCACCAGCTCCAGTAGAAGTATTAAAGAGCTCTCCTTTACCTAAAGTCTGTAGAGTGAAAGGTTTATCTCCTCCATCTGCTGCGCCAATTGTAGTGCTCGTAGCTCCTGTAAAAGAACCAGAAACAACTCTTGTAATAAGAGCTGTGTTTCCTCCTTGCTCGAAGTAGGATTTAACTGCAATCGAAGTTAAAAATTCGTATGTTTCAGAACCTGATGAAAAAGTTGTTCCAAATGTTCTTTGGTAGTCTCCGTAAGAAGTAACAACTGTAGGTTCGAATGTTGGTCCCATTACTGTTGGGCCAACGAAAGCTGCACCTGCTTCTAGTGGGGCTGGTGCAATAAAAGATCTATCCTGCTCGCGTGATAGTACCCCTGGTGAGATTAATGATTCTGCCATCGTATCTTATATTAGATTATTCGTTCTATAATAAATATCGTTAATAATTCGAAACCTTATTTTTAATTAAGTGTTCCTCTTAACGATAATAAATAGGAATAAAAGACCGAAAACAGTCTACTGAGAATATTAAGATGCTGTTGAGTTAAATTCACCTGTTGAAAGGTTTACAGTACCTTTGCCGTACTTGTCTTCTAACATCTTTGCAATATCAACTTCTGTGGTTCTTACATTAGTTAGGAATGTTTCTGCTCGTTCCTCTCTACTTTTCAAATTAAGCTTAGCAAGATGTATTGACCCAAACTCTTTAACTATAGATTCGTTATGTGATTTGAGTTTCTGTAAAGTTTCAACTTCCTCTGAGGTAAGTTTAATTATCTTCATCAGTATCTTCGATTGGTTGAGTTTTAACTACTGTATCTTCT